AAAGAAAGGAAGATGGAGGTACTCTTTGTAATATAACAAAGGGGGGTGATGGGGTTTTAGGTCTTATGCATAATGACGAAGCTAGAAAGAAAATGGGAGAGCCAAATAAAGGTAAAACCATTTCTGAGTGGCATCGTAAAAGAATATCTGAGTTTCACAAAGGGAAAAAAACATCTGAAGAAACTAAAAGGAAAATGTCTGAAAAGGCATTAGGCGAAAATAATCATAGATATGGTGTAAAGGCATCTGAAGAGACAAAGCAGAAAATGAAAAATTCTGCTAAAAAAGGTGAAGAAAACTCATCATCAAAACTTACTGTTTCAGATGTTTTAAAAATAAGAGAATTGAATAAATTAGGAATTAGTCAAAGAAAAATAGCTACTCAATTTAATGTTTCAAGAAGTGCAGTAGCTGCTATTGTTAACAGAATAACTTGGAATTATATATGAAAGACGTTGTAATTAATATACCTTCAGTTTCATTTCCAAGTCAATTTGCTACTGATGCGGAAAAAGCGTCAGAAGGATTCGGTCTTCTTGTGGGGCAAAGTATACAGGCGGAATGGTTCAGGAAGGACGGTAATCAGTGTAGGTATTACAACCAATGGAGAGACTTTCATCGGCTGAGGCTTTATGCAAGAGGCGAGCAGTCTGTTCAAAAATATAAGAATGAACTAGCTATTGACGGAGACCTGTCTTACCTAAACTTGGATTGGACTCCCGTTCCTATTCTTCCAAAGTTTGTGGATGTTGTTGTTAATGGTATGTCTGACAGGTTGTTTAAGGTTAAGGCGTATGCTCAAGATGCAATGTCTCAATCAAAAAGAAGCAAGTATCAAGACATGGTTGAGGGTCAAATGGCAGCTAAGGATGTCTTGACTACAATACAAGAGTCTACAGGAGTTAATCCATTCATGATGAACCCTGAAGAACTTCCTCAAACAGATGAGGAGTTGTCTTTGTACATGCAGCTTAACTACAAGCCTGCAATAGAGATTGCAGAAGAGGAAGCTATCAATACAATATTTGACGAGAATCACTACCAAGATACTAGGAAAAGGATAGATTATGACTTGACCGTTATTGGTATTGGTGTTGCTAAACACGAGTTCCTTCCCGGTGCAGGAGTTGAGGTGTCTTACGTAGACCCTGCAAACATTGTCTATAGTTATACCGAGGACCCATTCTTTCAAGACTGTTTTTATTGGGGTGAGATAAAGACACTGCCAATAACTGAGCTTCTCAAGATAGACCAAAGTCTTACTCCTGAGCAGCTTCAAGAGATTTCAATGTACAGTCAGAGTTGGTACAACTACTATAATGTTGCCCAATTCTACGAGAATAGTTTGTTCTATAGGGAAACTTGTACATTGCTTTACTTCAACTACAAGTCAACAAAGAAGATAGTTTACAAGAAGAAGATTCTTGAAGGCGGTGGTGCTAGAGTAATTGAGAAGGACGATACGTTCAACCCTCCCGTTGAGATGATGGAAGAGGGTAAGTTTGAGAAGATTGAGAAGACCATAGATGTATGGTACAATGGTATCATGGTTATGGGAACCAACATTATTCTTAAGTGGGAGATGGCAGAGAACATGGTAAGACCAAAGTCTGCTAGCCAACACGCTTTACCAAACTACGTAGCTGTAGCACCAAGGATGTACAAGGGTGTTATTGAGTCATTGGTCAGAAGGATGGTTCCATTTGCTGACTTGATTCAGATTACCCACCTAAAGCTTCAGCAAGTTATTGCCCGTACTGTACCTGATGGTGTCTTTATTGATGCTGATGGATTGAACGAGGTTGACTTAGGAACGGGCAATGCCTACAATCCCGAAGATGCACTTAGGCTTTACTTCCAAACGGGTAGTGTTATTGGTAGAAGTTACACCCAAGATGGTGACTTTAATAATGCTAGGGTTCCAATCCAACAGCTTACTTCTAACTCAGGAGCTAGCAAGACGCAGATGCTGATTGCAAACTATAACCACTACCTTGATATGATTAGGTCTGTAACCGGACTTAACGAAGCTAGGGATGGTTCTACTCCCGACCCGAACTCTTTGGTTGGTGTGCAGAAACTAGCAGCACTCAATTCAAATACCGCCACTAGGCATATCCTTGAAGGAGGATTGTTCATTTATCGTTCATTAGCAGAAGCTTTGACGTATAGAATCGCTGATATTCTTGAGTATGCTGATTTCAGAGACGACTTTGCCAATAAGATAGGCAAGTATAATGTGTCTATTCTTAATGACATTAGTGACTTGTACATTTATGACTTTGGTATTTTCATAGAGATTTCTCCTGACGAAGAACAGAAGGCTCAGCTTGAAGCGAACATTCAAATAGCTTTGTCCAAGGGTGACATAAATCTTGAGGATGCCATTGACATCCGTGAGATTAAGAACCTCAAGTTGGCAAATCAGTTGCTTAAGATGAAGAGGATTAAGAAGCAGGAAAGGGAGGAGAAGATGGCAATGCAACAGCAGGCTATGATTTCTCAGCAACAGCTTAAGTCTCAGGAGATGGCAGCTCAGACAAACATGGCTAAGATACAGGCTGAGACTCAATCTAAAATGCAGATTAAGCAATCTGAGGCTGCGTTTGACATTGAGAAGTTGAAGGCTGAAGCTGAGCTAAAGAGGATGCTGATGGCAGAGGAGTTTGGCTACAACATGCAACTTGCCGGGATACAGCAAAGTGCATTGGGTGCTAGGGAAACTCAGAAGGAAAAAGAGAAGAATGCCCGGATTAGCAAGCAGAATACTGAGCAATCAAAACTTATAAACCAAAGAAAAAATAACCTTCCACCAATAAACTTTGAGTCAAACGAAGATTCATTGGATGGTCTTAGCATGGGCGAATTTGAGCCTCGTTAAAAAGGTATTTATTTTTTGTATAAATTTGTAGCAAAATCATATCAAATGGAATTTACTGTAAGAGCAATTGACAATTCTGACGTTAAGAGCGTTCAGGAAGTTGAGAAGGAGTTACTTGAAAAGCATGAGCAAGAGATTAGTGGACAGGTAGATAATGCAGTTACTATTGACAATACAAACTTGCATCTATCAGCTGAACCCACAAATGAAACTTCTGAACTAACAGAAGACCAAGTTCTTTCATATATTGGAAAGCGATACAATAAGCAAATCAATTCATTCGATGAGTTGATGGCAGAACGAAAGGAGAGTGGAGACATGCCTGAAGATGTTGCTGCTTATATGAAATTTAAGAAGGACACAGGAAGAGGATTCGATGACTTTGTCAAATTGAGAAAGGACTACGATTCAATTCCTGCTGACGAAATTCTTAAAGAATACCTTTCTGTAACTCAAGATGGTTTAGATGAAGATGACATTGAAACCTTGATGGATGATTACAGATATGATGAGGACATCGATGATGATTCTACAATCAAAAAAGTAAAAATCGCTAAGAAAAAAGCTTTAGCGGAAGCTAAAAAGTTCTTTAATGAACAGAAAGAGAAATACAAACTCCCACTTGAGTCAAGTGGTGCAGGTGTTTCTGAATCTGAAAAAGAAGAATTTGAGGCATACCGTCAGTATATAAAACAGGCAAACACTGTACAGGAGGAAAACGACAGGAAGCGAAAGTGGTTTGAGCAAAAAACAGACGAGGTCTTTAGTAAGGACTTTAATGGTTTTGAGTTTAATCTAAATGACAAGAAGGTTACTTTTTCTCCCGGTAATCCTGCAGAATTAAAAAACATGCAATCTAACCCAATGAACTTCATAAGCAAGTACTTGGACGAAAGCGGACTGATTAAGGATGCAACAGGATACCACAAGGCTTTGTCTATTGCAATGAATCCCGACAGATTTGCCAAGTTCTTCTATGAGCAGGGTATGTCTGATGCCACTGAGGATGTAATGCGCAAGACAAAAAATATAAATATGTCTGAGCGTAGAGCACCTGAAGTTGTCAACAAAGGAGGAATGCAGGTAAAGGCGGTGAGCCAAGATTCCGGAAGGGGTCTAAAAATCCGCAGTATTAAAAAAGTTTAATAATTTAAAAAACAAAAAAAATGGCAGTTTTAGCAACTCCGGGTTTTCAGCTTCAGCCAAGTGCGGAGCAAGTCCCATTGTCCACGAATTATATTACCAACTTCAACTTCTTGAATCAGTATCTTCCTGATACTTATGAGAAGGAGTTTGAGCGTTATGGTAATCGTACTATAGCATCTTTCCTCCGTATGGTAGGTGCTGAAATGCCTTCTAACTCAGACATGGTTAAGTGGGCTGAGCAAGGTCGTTTGCATACCAAGTATGTAAACTGTGATTCAAGTGCTGCAGCAGCTGCTGATTCAGCAACAATTACCGTAGCTGATGCAGGCGTTACCGCTATTGCAATCCGTGCCGGTCAAACTGTTTACATCTCTGACAATGCAACAGGATTGTCAAACAAGGGTATTGTAACTTCAGTAAACGTAGCTGCAAACACTTTCGTTGTTGCATACTACGAAGCAGGTGGTCAAACATTCTCCGGAACAGCTATCCTTTCTGTATGGATTTACGGTTCTGAGTTCAAGAAAGGAACTATCGGAATGATTGGTTCTTTGGAATCTCAAGACGAATTCTTCAGCAACTCTCCAATCATCATCAAGGACAAATATGCTGTAAGCGGTTCTGACATGGCACAGATTGGATGGGTAGAAGTAACCACTGAGAATGGTGCTACCGGGTATCTTTGGTATTTGAAGAGTGAGCACGAAACTCGTCTGCGTTTTGAGGACTACCTTGAGACTGCAATGATTGAGGCTGTTCCTGCTGAAACAGGTTCAGGTGTTGCTAACGCAGGTCTTAACCCCGACTACGGTAACAAAGGTTCAGAAGGTATCTTCTACGCTGTTAACGACCGTGGTAACGTATGGGGCGGTGGAAACCCAACAACTTTGGCTGACTTTGATGCAATCATCTCTCGTCTTGACAAGCAAGGTTCTATCGAAGAGAACGTAATCTTCGTTAACCGTGCCTTCAGCTTTGACATTGACGATATGTTGGCTGCTCAGAACAGCTACGGTGCAGGTGGTACATCTTATGGTCTGTTCCAAAATGACAAAGAAATGGCTCTTAACCTTGGTTTCACAGGATTCCGCAGAGGTTATGATTTCTACAAGTCTGATTGGAAGTACCTGAATGACCCAACCATGCGTGGTGGTTTGCCAACCGGAGCTTCTGCTTCAGGCACTGTAACAGGACTTTTGGTTCCTGCAGGTTCTACTACCGTTTACGACCAAATCCTTGGCAAGAATGCTAAGCGTCCTTTCCTCCATGTACGTTACCGTGCATCTGAGACTGAGGACAGAAGGTATAAGTCTTGGATTACTGGTTCTGCCGGTGGTGCTCAAACAAGTGACCTCGATGCAATGGAAGTCAATTTCCTTTCTGAGCGTTGCGTATGTACCCTTGGTGCCAACAACTTCGTGTTGTTCCGCTACGGTTCATAGTTAAAATAAAAAAGGGGAGTGTCTTTAAGGACACTCCTTCTTTTCTTTAAAAAATCAAATTATATCAAATGAAAAAGAATGCTGCATTAGTAGATAAGATTTACAAGCTGAAAGGAGAAGCGGCTCCGCTTTCCTATACTCTTCCATCAAGAAACAATAAGAGGTATCCACTTCTTTGGTTTGATGAAGAAAAAAATATTAATAAACCACTCAGGTACGCAATCAACCAAAAGACTCCTTTTGAGGATGAGCAAGATGGTAATGCAATTGTGGAACCGGTTATTTTTGAGAATGGTTTTCTTAGGGTTCCTAGAAACAACCCTGCACTTCAGCAGTTTTTGTTCTACCATCCTTTGAATGGAAGGACATTTGTGGAAGTTGATAATGAAAAAGATGCAACTCAAGAGGTTGAGATACTCAATGCAGAGGTTGATGCCTTGGTTGAAGCACGTCAATTGAGCATAGAGCAGTTGGAGACCATGTCTAGGGTTTTGTTCTCTAAAGACCCATCTAGGTATACCACCGCTGAATTAAAGAGGGATATTCTTGTTTACGCTAAGAGGGACCCTAGGGGATTCCTTAATGCAGTAAGCGACCCAATGCTTAAGTTGCAGTCAAATATCCATGTATTCTTCGAGGAAAAGCTGTTGGTATTTAAGAATGGCAAGAAAGAGGTTTGGTTTAATACCGCAACCAATAAGAAAAAGATGCTGAATGTGCCTTACGGCGAAGACCCGTACGCTACCATTACTCAGTTCCTTAAGACTGATGACGGTATTGATGTTCTTAAAATGCTAGAAAATAACATATCACAATAACTCTGTGTTTGGTTTACAGTTTAAATGACCGGGGGGTACTTCTGTACCCTCCTTTTTTTTAATTATATTTGTAAAAAATAAACAGATGATTAATTCAGTTAGGAATACTGTTTTATCCGTTTTGAACAAAAATAATTACGGCTATATTTCTCCTTCAGACTTTAATCTGTATGCGAAACAAGCACAAATGGAAGTGTTTGAAGAATACTTTTCTGCATATAACAAGACGATAAACATGGAGAACGCTCGCCTGTCGGGTAGTTCATACGCTGATGCTAAAAAAACAATAGAGGAATGTATTGAGGTTTTTTCACAAACATCATCTCTTACCCAAGTTACAGCTGCAACAAACAAATACTATTTGCCTTCAATCTCTACAACGGGATTTGATTATTATATGATTAATAAGGTGCTTTGTTTTGATGCATCGGGTATGAGTAGGGTGTATAAGGGAGAAGCTGAGAAAGTCAATCATAGCAAGATAACCATGTTGCTTAACTCAATGCTTACTGCTCCAACGGAAACATATCCTGCATATACGCAAGAAGGAAGTATAATGACTGTGTATCCGGCAACCATAAATCTACCCGGTGAGGTTGATGCACAATACTTTAGGTATCCAAAAGACCCTAAGTGGACATACATTACACTGCTAAATGGTACTCCTGCATTTGACCAATCACAACCCGACTACCAAGACTTTGAGGTTCCTATAGAGGACGAGTATAAATTAGTTCTTAAAATTTTGCAATACTGTGGTATCTCCATTAGAGAGAATGAGGTTGTTCAGTTTGGAATGGTACAAGAGCAAATGCAAGAACCAAGCTTTACTGCTAAATAATAAACTATAAAAGATGGCATATATTTCTCAATATCAATACTACGAAAATGGTGGAGTAAACCCTAAAGATGAAAATTGGGGTTCGTACCAATACGTTAGCTTGTATGATATAGTAAATAATTTCTTGTTGATGTATTCCGGTAATCACTCTTTGGTGAATAACTCAGAGCGATTTAAGATTTTATTCCACGCAAAACGTGCCATTCAAGAATTAAACTACGATGCGTTTAAGGAGATTAAGATGCTACAACTTACCGTTGACGAGGGTCTTAGGTATGTTCTTCCATCTGATTATGTAAATTGGGTTAGGGTAAACCTATATAAGGACGGTTATCTTAGACCACTTACCGAGAACATTCAGATATTGTCTTCACTAGCATACCTGCAAGACCAAACCGGTAAGATATTGTTTGACCAAAATGGCAATGCTCTTTCTCCTGAGTTTTCTGAGATTGAATTACAAAGATTGAGGGGCACAAAGAAAAGTATTTACCTCAATCCTCAAAGCATGTACAATGGTGAATATGGTTGGGACACGGGTGGTACTTGGTATTTTGAATATACTCTTGGTGAGAGATATGGGTTGAATACTGAGACAGCAAACTTTAATCCGACATTTGCTATTGATAAGAATACGGGTGTAATCAACTTCAACTCAGACATGTATAACCAATCTGTTATACTTGAGTACATCTCTGATGGTATGGAGAATGGTAATGATGCAAATGTTAGCGTAAATAAACTATTCGAGAAATATGTTTATGCGTATATTCAATATGAGATACTAAACTCTAAGCTTGGTGTTCAAGAGTATGTGGTTGCTAGGGCAAGAAAGGAAAAAAGTTCTTTGTTGAGAAATGCTAAAATAAGAATTAGTAACATACATTCAGGCAGATTGCTAATGAATTTGCGTGGAATGGATAAGTGGCTCAAATAATATGGCAAACATTACAAGGAATTTCATAGCAGGTAGGATGAACAAGGTGGTTGATGAACGCCTTGTTCCCAATGGAGAATACATTGATGCGATGAATATTCGCATGGGTTCTACCGAGAACTCAGAAATTGGAGTAATAGAAAACGTAAAAGGTAACGATGCCCTTACCCAAATAAAATATATAGACGGCACTCCTCTTAGTGCATCTGCAAGGTGTATTGGAGCAATAGAAGATAGTGCCAATGAAACTATCTATTGGTTTATTCACGATACAGCATTCCCCGTTGGAGATACAGGAAAGCTTGATATGATAGTTTCTTTTAATGTGTACACCAATGTACTGACGTATCATGTTATTAGTATCGATGATGGAGGAGGTATTAGCACTACCCTTAACTTTAATGAGAAGTATCTTATAACGGGAGTAGATATTGTAGATAATCTTGTTTTTTTTACTGATGATTATAATCCTCCTAGAGTTATAAATAGGAAAAGGAATTACCCAAATCCTGTAGCAAACATAGACCAATTCAGTGAAGAGTCTATTCTTGTAATCAAGAAGCCTCCTATTGAGTCACCTGCTGTTCAGCCCATAACTACGGGTGCTCAGGATGTTTTTATGCAGACTAGGTACATCTGTTTTGCTTACAGGTATCGATACCAAGACAATGAGTACTCAGCTACTTCTCAGTTTTCAGCACCTGCATTCTTGCCTAAACCATTTGATTTTAGTATTAATAGTTACCTAAATGAGGGTATGATTAATGCTGCAAACTCAGCAATTGTAACATACAATTCAGGCGGTCCATTGGTTGTTGGTATTGACTTGCTATTTAAAGAAGCTCAGAGTAATGTAATTAGGATAATAGAAAAGTTAGACAAGTCTATTTTAGGATTGTCAGACAATACTGAGTATACCTATACGTTTAGCAACAGCAAGATATTCACAATTCTTCCCGAATCTGAATTGCTAAGGCTTTACGACAACGTACCACTTCTTGCCAAGGCTCAGACAATTATGGGCAACAGGTTGATGTATGGTAACTACGTAGAAGGTTATGACTTAATTGACAAGGACGGTAGTGCTGTAAAGTTTGAGTACGATGTTGAGTTAATAACTGAATTAATAGATACAACTACCCTTACGGATACTACAGGAAGTGGTAATTATACTTTCAATGGTTCTCAAACAATACCAAACTCTGTTGTTTACTTTGATTTAGCTGATTCAGAACTCATCGAAGGTTCTTCCGTTACGCTTGAGGTAAGGATTAACCATAATTCATTCTCAGGTATTGCTCCATTTCCAACTGAAATATCAGAAAACATTTCAGCTACATTCTCATTTTCTTTGCCTACAACATATACATCAGTATATGAGATGGCAACTAGCATTGAGTTTCAAGATATGGTTGGAACGGTTGCAAACATTCAACCTATAGCTACTGCTTGTAATGGTACAACATTTACAGACCAAATCAATTGCGCTTTACCAAACAACTTAGATGCTCTTATTAAGTATGAGAGTGGTATAAGTGCCGGCAATCAAGGAATTGGTATTATAACCACTCCTGCAAGTACGCTAATAGGGTTTCAGTTCTTGGCAATGAGGTATGTTGATAATACTACTACTCCCGTTCAGAGTGTTTACGAGTACTATGAGGTTGTGTTTGCAGAAGCTACATACCAAAGAATAAACTCACCAAGAAGTCTTCATAGCAACAGAGGATATGAGATTGGTATAGTTTACATGGATGATTTTAATAGGTCATCAACTGCGTTGGTTAGTCCTAACAACACTGTAAGCGTTCCATGTTCAGCATCAGATACCAAGAACAGCATTCAAGTTACAATACCAAGTACACAGATTGCTCCCTATTGGGCGACTAGGTATAAGTTTGTAATTAAGCCTGACGAGGAGAACTACGATACCATATACAGCAGCGTATTCTTTAACGACCCATTGTCTAACGATGCATTCTTCCTTCTTGAGGGAGAGAATGCTAGGAAGATTGAGCAGGGAGATAGGTTGATTGTTAAGGCTGATACTAGCGGTCCAACAAATAGTTGCGTCTATGCAACAGTTCTTGAGAAAGAAGCTAAGGCAGAAGGGTTTATAACTATACCAAGTGAACTAGACCCTGCTGTTGATATACCTGTTCCATCGGGAGTTTACATGAAAATTAATCCAAGCAACTTTGCTGTTGTTCAAGATGAACTTTCAATCATTGCACCCGGAACTCTTCAGTTTGATGAGAATACACCGGGAGAGTTTGTGTTAGGTCAGTATCCAATGAACAGGTTTGATACCGCTACAAGTGCTTGGGTTGACTATGACGTACCGGCAGGAAGCAGAATAAAAATATCATTTAAGTTTCAAAGGCTTGGAACCGGTGACGGGAATAGTGCCTGCGAGAAAAGAATATACACATTAGAAAAAACACTAATATCTTCTTCCACTTATAACAACATGAAGGATTGGTGGGATGGAGACAATGTCGCTCAAGTAATTGACGATGGTGTTCAAGATGTTGGTGCAGGCGGTGGCGTTATCAACAACACCTATATCTCTACATTGGCATCTTCAGTATTTGATATACCAACAGCTGTAGATACCAACTACTATAGGTTCTATAGGAACGGAGCAACGAATCAATTGCAACTTCTTCTTTCTGGTACAGTAAGGTGCACGGGCGTATTGTCTGCTTCAAAAAGAAGGTCAACCATTATTGCTAACGTAGAAGTATTTAGGGCAGAGACCACATTAATATTCGAGACAGAGCCGTCAGATGCTTTGCCTGATGTATTCTTTGAGAACGATTTATCATTCTCTATTGATGCTGATGGTAATCATAGTGGCAATGTTCAAGACCAAGATATAATAACGGGTACTCCTGCAATTGTAAACACTGAGTTCTTTAATTGCTTCTGCTTTGGCAACGGAGCTGAGAGTTATAAGATTAGGGATTCGATTGTTGGAAAGACGTTCAACTTGGGTAACAGGGTTACTTCTGTAGCTGCCCAAGACTATAAGCAATCAGACAGGTTTGCTGACATTACTTACAGCGGAACGTACAATGACGAGTCTAACATCAATAGATTCAATGAGTTTAACATTGGACTAATAAATTACAAAGCACTTGAGGATTCTTTTGGACCTATTTACAAGATGGACGGTCGTGAAACAGATGTACTTGTTTTACAGGAAGATAAAATATCTTACGTCTTGGCAGGTAAAAACCTTCTTTCGGATTCTGCAGCAGGTGGTGCTATCACTTCGGTCCCTGAAGTTTTGGGTACACAAATAGCTAGGGTTGAGAAGTATGGCATTAGTTTTAACCCTGAGAGTTATGTTCAGTGGGGATATGACAGATACTTTACTGATGTAAAGCGTGGTGCTGTAATCCAATTGAAAGGAAACTCTTATAGTAATGACCAACTTCGTGTGGTATCTGAGAGTGGAATGAGGACTTATTTTAGGGATACATTTATTGAATCAATGAATACTCAAAAGCTTGGAGGTTTTGACCCATATCTTAATGAGTATGTATTGAGTATTAATGAGAACCTATTGCCTAGTATAGTAGAGTGTGTAGATTGTGGAATATCTCAAACAACTACAGTACTTGCAGGTGCAACTTTAAATTATTGCGTAGAGCTAGGTCCAATAGTAGGACTTGTTACTATTGACTATGAAGTTCCTGCATTGTCGACAGGTGAATTTACTGTTATAGCTACATACAACGGGACACCTGTTTCTTCAGGATTGGTCTCTGCATCGGGTTCTATATCTTTTAACAAAGATGAAAATAGCATAAACTTTGTTGACATATCTGTAATTGCAAATGATGAAATAAGCATAAGCGTTACAACACAGTGTCCTGTTTCTGCTTTGCTTACCATAATAGAAGTGTGTGTAACTAGTAATACTGATTCGGGTTTGTTTATACATAATGAACACAGGTATACCAACGGAGCATATACATCTCCATTACAATCAAACTTAGTTACGTTTGCAACGGGAACAGAGAGTCCATTGGTTTCTAGGTACAATGCATCAACAGGCTATCCGGGCACAGGTGGTTTCCCTCCTGCAGCAAGTACAATGAGGCTTGCATCAAACAAGATTGGGTTTGATACCTTTGATTTTGACATAGCATCTGACAACTTCATGTACTTAAGAACCAATACCCTTTATAATAATATAGCATCTGAAATAGCTACACTGTTGGGATTAGCTACTTCAATTGCTCCTGTTGCAGGTGGAACGGGATATTATTATGGTGATTTCACAGTACCTTCGGTAGGACAGTATTTATATATTATTTGGGACTATAGAAACTCAAACCCATTAAACTTGTGCTATAGTGATGTAGACCAATTTGATGTATGCTGTTTGTGTGGTGATTAAATAAAAAATAATTATATGGCAATTTCAGCAACATATTACTTAGACGCACCTTCACTTGGTTCTGCATCCATTATCTATAGCGATGCAGCTTTGACTACCGTTGCAGCAGACGGTTACTACTCTGATGGTATAATAGTTCGTGAGCAAGTGTCAGGCGTATTGCTTCCTCAAGAAGTATGTCCATCGTGCACACCTGTAAGCTACAACTGCGTAGAGGGTACATGCGTTGACCCCGGAGATGGTAGCGGAACTTACGATACACTAGAAGAATGTATTGCTTCTTGTGGCGCAAGTCCTGTTCTTAGAATAGATTGGGCAGTTGGGAACCAAAATGGAGGTCAGTTGATTATATATAACAGCTCAATGGTAGAGCTATTAAATATAACTAGTACTTCTGCAACACCACAAAACGGGACAATATTCCCATTGGTATCAGAGATGCCGTACACTGTAAGGGGTCAGTGGTTGACCGGAAGCGGTAACATAATTCGTTATAACATTTGCAATATCATAGATGAATTATTGGTGTATGCTAGTTCGGTGATTGACATTAGTAATCCGTATGAGGATTATGTAGTAACACCAACTCCTGTACATACACTTGTACAACTAAACGCAGGGAACGTACCTCTTGCTGCTTGTCCAATTGCTTAAAATAAATATATATGCCAAACGATACATTAACATATAGCGAGTCGGCTCAAGGATGGGT